ACGAAGCCCTTACCTGCGATTTGTAAGGTTACTAAGTCTGACGCGCTGTACTCTTTGTCCCCAACTTTAATAGCGTCACGAATCAAGTTGTTGGGCCTTGCAGCTATATACACTGGTTTCCCTGTGGAAACTGACGTTGCTGCTGCTTTGGTTGCTACGGCCTTCTTGGCTGTGGCTGCTGCGACACGTCCTGCTGCGCTGCCCCCTTTAGCATACCCTGGGTAGCGGCTCTGGATGGTCTTGGTCACAATGTCGTTGGCAATTGCTTCCAACTTGGCATTGTGATACGCCACAATCTTGGCACGATCTGGAGACTTCTGCTTCCACATCGATCCAATCTGAGTCTGATACGCCTTGTCGGCTTTGAGTGCTTCATAGAAGCGCGTCTTGATTCCGTTGCCGAGGTCAACTTTAGTCTCGTACGGGAAATCTTTGAAGAAGGGCATCTTCAAGAACGAACCGAGATGCTTACCGAGCACGCGGTTATTATTCTTGTCGCACTCCTCTGCAACTCCGTTCTGGAATTCCTGAGTCTTGCGCTTCGCATCTTCCGTCTTGGTCGCTTCGAATGCTGCCTTCTCTTCCAAGAACTTCTTGCGCTCCGGTGAGTCAGTTGGTTCCACTGGCTTCGCAGTCTTTTCTAGGTCTGCATACCAATCTCCCATGATTTTAGCAATCTGTGCCAGCATCTGGTAGTTGGGTGCGGATTCGCCTTTTTCGTTCTTTGCGTTCAAGGCTTCATTGATCTGCTTGAGCTTTACGTCTAGCCCTACTTCTTTAATGCCTTCGAAGAAGTGTGGAGTGAACGTATCGTAGTACGCCTGCGAATCGTGGTTCTTCAGCTTAGCCAAGAACGACGGAGCCAGCTTACCAAGAGCCTCAGGGTGCCCTGAAGATTTCAGGTCGTCAATGACGTTATCCCATAGGCGGCTATCGGCTGCGTACAACAACTCGTCCGTTGCGGCGACGGCATCAGCAGCTTCTTGCATCTTCGCGTAGCCTTCTGGGCCACCTACGGATTCAATGAACTGCTTTGCTTCCTGCATCTCCTGTACGCCTTTGGGGAAGATGGCTTTCGCTGCGTTCCAACGCTCAAAGGAGCCGTGTAATTGCTTCACTACATCAGCGTTCTCTGGCTTGGCATCGCGCATGGCCTTCAGCGCTTTGCGTACGTTGTCAGGGGTGGCCTTTGTGTCGATGGCCTTGTCTGACTCTGCTTTTGCGGTTGCGGCCTTTTTGAAAGCTGCCTTCTCTTCTTCGCTTTTTTCGGAACCATCGGCGTTCGTAGTCTCGGTTTCGGTGCTTTCTGCTGCTACGTCTTCCACTGCCGGGGTTTCATCTACAACTGCTGAGTCTTCTACTACGGGGGTTTCCTCTACAACTGGTGCTGAGTCTTCTACTGCTGTCGCTGCTGAGTCCAGCGAGGCAAAATCCACCAAACTATCCGCCATCTTGAGTCCTTCTGCCGCTATGCGGCCTTCTGAGTTTTGTACCTGAGTCTTACTGCTTCTGCTATGGCTTTCTTGGCCGCATCTGAGTGTCTATATAGGCCAGTCTTTCCTTTGTTAACAGGAGCCCATCCTTTTCTTCTAGTGTTTCCTAAACCTGTGCCTTTATGGGACGTGCTTATGTTTCGACAATGTTCCGCAGAGAATTTCATACCCAATCTGGCTTTACTTATTTTTAACTTTGTTTCTTCTGAGCACTTATGTGCTCCAGCAGAATGCCCTCCATCTGCAATGTTGTACCCGTTTGGTATTTTTGTATCTAATAACGCAACATAAAATACTTCTACAAAATCCATTTCTTCTTTAGTAGAGCATGTGTGAAGTGTGCATATTGAGAAGTTCTCTACACCATACTTTAACATTGCCCTATGTAAAGCAGGGCAACCATCTTGCCAACTATGCTGCTTCAGACGACGTTGTAGTTTTCTAACTGTCTGTCCTACATATTGCTTGCCGTTGACGCTGTTTGTAACAAGATACACAATCACTTTTTCCTCCGATTAAGGTCGGTTGAGGCAGTGTAATCGGCACTGCCTCTTCCTAGCCCAAAGCCGCTAAGCTTTGAGATTTTGTGGCGGACCAGCAGGTTGTGGCGGCTTCGGTTCTGGGTGCTCTAATGCTTGAGGTAGAACCTTAGCTGCTACTTTATGGTTTAACGCTTGGTCTGTTTGCTGTTGGAACATATCAGGCGTGGCTTGAATTCCAGCCTTGCTTAATGCTTGAACAGCGACAGGTGGAGGCATCTTAGATACGTCAATGCTGATAGATTCAGAAGGTGGTTTGTCTGGAGCCTTGTTAGCTATAGCTATCTTCTTAGCCATCGCTACGTGTTCTGCCCAGTGCAAATGCACATTCTCAAAACCTACGCGTTGCTGCGGTGTTCCATTCTTAAATTTCTGCCCTTCGGTGCTGTTGATCCACTCGAAGCATTCCGTAGCTTCCACAGCGTGGTTTTCGCTTTCATCTTGTGCCACAGGGATCGTACTGACCATCTTTGGCATTTGCTGAACAGCTTGGGTCATCTGCTGCATCTGCTGCACTAGCTCAGGGGGTACTGGTTGTCCAGTAGCTTGGGCCTCATGTGCTTGCATCTGTATGTTTTCCCCTGCATCTTGCATCTGTATCAATTGCGGGTTTGGCATCGGACCTTGCCGCAGAAGAACTTCGAATTCTGACTTCTGCTTCAACGCTGATGTTGCGCCGGGAATCTTGATGCCCTTGATACGCAACGCACTGAGTACTGCAGGTGCGTTCTGTGGAGCCATCATATAGCCATTCAGTATTGGGTTCGCAGCGGCCTTGTCAATCATATTCATGATCTTGGTTTCTTTCTGTTGCCAAGATTCTGGGAATGCTGGGTTGCTCTCTGCGTAGCACAGCACCTTGCCACTAAGCAAGTTCGCTGTGTTCACTGTGACGTTTCCACGTCCAGGTATGTTCTGAGCTATCTCTTTACCGTCGCGGCATTCTGCCGCACACTCTACCGCTTGCCCTGCCGCTATAGCGAACAGGTCTTGAATATTATTCCACGGACATCCTACGCGCTGTAACGCTTGGTCGCGCTGGATGATTGCGTTTCCTACGGTGTTCTCACCAGTCGCTGCCCCGAATAAGGAAGGCAGTGCGCCTGAGATTTCTTCAGACAGACTTGTGATAAACCACTTAATGAAGTCTCCCAGTGCCGACTGTGGCTGCGGAGTAGGCTCGACCATGATGTACTGGTCCATCGTGGTGAGTCCAGGCTGAACCCGAAACGGTCCTATGCTGCCCGGGACGTTAGTGTGTTTGGCTATTGCTTCCAAATCAAATGCTTCGGCGTTCATCCATTTCATGGGGACGGTTCGTTTGAAGAAGTCGTCCAGAAGGTCAACCCAATCGTTGATTCTCTTCTGCACCGAAATAAGGGATGTGCCCATCGATCTGCGGTTTTGTCCTTTGCCTGATGTCGGGTGGCCGATAGCAATGTGTTTATCCATGCTCTCGTTGCGTGCAAACGCAAATTCGGCACCTGCTCGCGCCATAAGCACTCCATCAGGAAATGCTTCTAACAACTCTGCCTTTGCCTCGTCGCCTACCGAATCATCAAGGAACATCGAAGGACGCAACCAAGTGTACTTGATCGTTGTGTGCCGTACTAAGGATTCGCCTGTTACGTAGTTGCCTACAACGGCTTGACGTACGTTCTCGCGTGCGATCCTGTCCAGCTGTGTTTCTGACATCCCATCGGTACCGACTGTGATCTTGCCAGCGATCCACGGAAAGGTTGCCCTTGCGGTGGTAACGTCTACGTCGAACATCAGCTGGATAAATGGAGTGTCTTTAAATTCGTCAACGGAAATGGAAATTTTGTGATCCAGTTTTCCGTGCACCGTTGTAACTTCTCGTCCCAACGGCTTCTTTGCATTCTGACTGGAACCGCTTGCTCCAAGCAGCTCATCGATGGTGTCGCCACCCTCTGCTGGGGAAGTTGTTTCGTCTATGAAGGACTCTTGTCCTTCTTGTCCAGTCGGGTCCATGTTAGGAGGATTTTGCTCATCCTCAGGAACCATGGGCTCTTCTATTTGGTCTTCTTCGAAGCCGTACTTCTGCCCGTTCAATTCATAGCGTGTCCAAAGAAGTACACGGTCTTCGTTCCAAAAGATTCTTGCACAGTCAACCAGCAGTGCGTGTAGGTTGTTGTTTCTTGCCCAGATATCTTTGAAACGGTCGGCTTCTTCTGCCGCTACGTTGTCCGGTCCCCATTCAGGATTCATGGGGAAGAACTCAACCTTTGGAATCTCGCGTGACAGAGCGGCAACTATGATGTCGCCTTTAGCTCCGTATACGTTCGTATCATAAATCGAGTTGTGATTGTTCTGCGAATTCTTTCCAAAGCCCGTACCAGAACCTGGGAGTTCCCAGCCACCTTTACGTGCTCGCAGCAAATGCTGGTAGCCTCTTTCAAAATGCAAAGCTTCCCCAAAATTGTTACGTGTAAACAACCACGGTGCAGGCATTTCTGCTGCACTCATACGGTTGTATTCCCGTATGTTCGGACTATCGCATCGCCTTTCAGCGTCTTCTCACTTAGTCTCTCAGGCTGCTTTCGCTTGCCCCCTGTTAGCCATTTCAGCTTCCAAGTCAATCAGAGAAGATTTTTCAAGCCCAGGCACTCTAGGCTTGTTCAACTTCCATTCTTCGCGCCGCAACATCGGTCTTTGTTGCGATGTTATCAAGCTGAATCAATGCGCCTCGCGCTGCATCGCTCAACTCTGCAAAGGGTTCAGGACTATAGGGGAAACTCGCAAAAACCCCAAGTGGACTATCATTGGGACTTTCATGTTGTGAGTCTTGTCCACCTTTTTTACCACCTTCAGTCCCCGTTCCAACGTCCACGGGTACGTCATTGACATTTGCCATATCATAAACCTTTCTGTCGCGTTGCTACACGACTTAGATATGACATCCAGTCTTCATAGCAAATATTGCTCTTTGCTCTATTGCAAATTCTGCAACATGTGACCGTATTATCTTTGGTGTAGCCCAAAGAGTTGTCTTTTCTATCTACCCCATTATAGATAAAATCTCCAGTGCCATAGATTGACTTAGAGATGTTTCTAGGGAGGTCACCACAATAGAAACAAGGTTCCTTACACAGAGAAAAGAATATATCATCTGTTAAGTCCCAGCAGTAACCTCTATCCTTAGCGTCACATTTATAACCGCAGAGAACAGTGTTCTTTTGTGCGTGCCCATTTTCAAACCTAGAGTGGGCTGAACAAACGCGGCATTTGGTACTGCTGCCATTCACAAGGTGAGCGCCTACTACATAAAAACTACGACCACAAGAACAGTTGCATAACCAATAAGTAACTCTCTGACCATTGGGTCGAGGTCCGTAATGTTTTATTCTTACCTCGTAAGTGTCCGTCACGGACCACTGTACAAATGCACTTCCCGATAAATCTTTGAAGTTCTTGGCCGACATATTGTCCTTACTTATTGATGTTCTTTGCAAACCCTGCACGCTTACGTGTGGTAGGGCTAAACTCACCCTCAGGAGCAGCCATAACATGCCGCGCATATTCCAAAGGAGAACTGTAACCAGCAGAATGTGCCTGCTTGGTGAATGAGCCAACAGTTCCTTTTTCTTCCATCTTTGCGGACGCTTTCTGCGCCCACTTTTTCTTTCCTAGTCCAATTGCCATGGGTTCTCCTATGCTGCCCTCATGCTTCCTCTTGCAAGTTGCCCACCGGAGTCTATACGAGGACGTTTCCTACGAGGAGGAGTTTGCGGTGCCTCTCCCTGCAACCAACTAGGCAATGGCGTGGAATTTACAGCTGCCATGTCCTGTGCGATTGGCTGCTTCTTCTTCTTTGGTGATCCTAGGCCAATCATTTTTCCTCCCAGAAACGGCAGTATGCTACCGCGTGTACCTTGACATCACCGTTGGGAAGTTTAGGACGCGCAGACAGTTCCTTCATCTTCGGCCCATTGCATCCACTCTCCGACTTGACGAAGTGTTCGCAATTGAAGCAATGCTCCGAACTTCCTGGGTGATGCGACTGATACCCAGTCTTTGGTTCCTTGATAATGCTGAAGACGGTCTTAGCCATTGGTTTTCTTTCTTCCAAGGCCAGTTGCTTTCTTCTTCTCTGGCAGAGTTTTGAAATCGGTGGCGCTGGACCACTCTGCCAACTTACTCTTCCCTCCAACTTTCTCGGGATGAGCGTACAAAAATCTTTGTTGCGCCTTTGACTGGAACGGCATTAGGAAGCCTCCGGGTTTTTCTTTTGATCGTTTTCGTCTCTTTGTCCGCAGATGACTTTGGCAGTCCAATCGCCGTTTGTTTTGGGATACATCTCAAAAACTCCTGCCTCATCCATATCTAGAACTGTCCTGTCACCAAACAACAATTCACTGATCCTTCGACATGCTGACCCAGATAAAACCAAAAGAAATGGCCCATCCTTTTTGGATGATTTTTCTTTCTTCTCTATCCAAGAATCCAAACGATCTGTAAACTGCGCATATGACTCTCCGTCTGGTGCGGATTTGTGCGGGTTTGCAATCAAGTCTTTGACTACCTTCTTATTGGGTTTCTTTGGGTCGCCTGCCATGCTTCCCAAATCCCAAGTCTTGATGTCGTTAACTACTTTCACACTGGGATCAGAAGTTATACCGGATTTAAGTATGTTTGCAGTTTCTTTGGTTCTGAGAAGATCAGCTGTAAATATTGTAGTGATTGGGAGTTCTTTTAGATGCTTTGCAAGAACTATGACTACGTTCTTTCTTCCTTCGTCATTAAGAGGAAGGTCCAACCAACCGTCCGAACGATGCAAATCATCCAAAGCAGTTTGCCCATGACGTATGCAATAAATCTTTTGCTTAGCAGAATCAGACGTGTGCTCAGCATCATAACGTCTCTGCACAAACTTTGATCCAAACTTTTTGTCTGGATTTGTAGTTGATTGGTACATGGCTACTCCTTACACGTTGTCAGAGTTGCATGCACCGGATGGTACGTTGATGCTGGCACCTGACTTGGTCAAGGTGATTGTCAATGTAGCGGTGTTGCCTGAACCGCTGATAGCAGTGACAATACCTAGAACAGAGACTTGATCCCCTGCTACACCGAAGTGATGACCGTCCTGACTTACCGCAGTATGCGTTGCATCTGCTGCGAAGTCCGGTGCCTTCATATCCTGCGCGGATGCTACGAACGTATTTGCAGACCATGGGACTTCCACAGTAACTTGTGCCGTGCTGCCGGAACCTGAATAGGAAGCGACTCGACCTTGTACTGTCACGCGGTCTCCCGCGTTTACAACTTTTCCATTTGAATTGAATGCGGCCACGGATTACTCCAGTCCAGGCATCTGGAAGCCATCTTCCTCTGCCGCTGCAGGTGCTGCGTGTTGCGCTGGTTTCTCGCTCTCGTCAACTTCTGGTGCATGCATGCCAGCAAGTTTGCGACCAGCTTCGTGCGCTTTGTGTCCGTCTTCGTGCATCTCGGTGTGCATATGACCATCTTTGTGGTGTGAGGTGACGGTGTGGCGTCCAGCTTTCTCGTCGTGCGAGATTACAACCTTGTGGGCAGGTCCATGTTCTGCAGCCATTGGGTGCTCTTCGCCATCGTGCTCTTCGCCTTCGGCTTTGTGTTCTACTGCACCCTCTTGCTCACCAGCCTCGAATTCTGGGGTTTCCTTTGCTTCGTGCTCAGGGGACTGCTCGCCTAGCTGATGCATTCCGTCTTCGCTATGCTGCTCGTCGTACCGCTTGCCCACCATGGAAGACCCGAACTTCTTGCCAGGGGTTTTCTTTGACTCGTACATTTATAATCTCCTATTTACTTCAAAAGTTCATTGATCTTCTTCGTCAGGTCTTCTTTGGAACTGCATACGTACTTGTCCGGCTCACAATAAGGAGACGGAACCCAACCCTTCTTCTGACTTAGGGTTTTCTTTGGCTCATAGCGAGCTTCGATCTCGAATCC